CCAGCAGCTCCGTGGCCTCTTCGATCACGATGTCGTCAATGCCGACAATGGACTTGATCTTCTCCGCGTCGTCCATGCCGGAGAAGAGGTACTCCGTGCCGTTGACCAGGGTGATGGTCATGTCCGTTTTGTTGACATTGCGCACCGCGGGCCGGAGGGGGGAAAGCACCTGCAGGAAAAGCTTGAACACGCTTTCCCGCAGCGTCCTGGCCACCTTGCGCACTACCAGCACCCGGCGCTTTTGCGCCAGGCCCTTGATGACCACCTTTTGAACCACGAAATGGCTCTTGCCGCTGCCCGCCCCGCCATACTCCACGATGATGCGCGGCTCGTACATCCGCAGGCGGGGGAGGAAGGCGGGGTTGACCGCCTTCTCAATGCCGGTCAGCTTAATCGCCATCCGGCGCTCCGCCGGAGAAGTCCAGCACGATGTCGGTGGTCAGGTCAATTTTGTCGGTGTACATGCCCAGGTGCTTACCCAGCAGCTCCAGGGCCTTGAGCTTGTCCGCGAACTTGATTTCGCGCTCGGTAAAGTCGCTACCGCTTTTCACCTTCACGCTGGCAATGGCCGCCCGGTCATCCGCCGCAGCGTTCTCCAAAATCTTGACTTCATCCAGGTCCGCCAATGCAGTCGGATCCAGGAAGGCGATGCGCGCCAGCTCACGGACCACCCGGTCCTGGTTGATGCCGGTGCGAGCGGAGCGGATGGCCAGCAGCTCGTCAACGCGCTTGCGCACGCCGGGCTTGGCCAGGAGCATGCTGGCGCACTGGCTGACCGCCTTGGGGCTGTAGCCCGCGCGGATGTAGGCCTGCGTGGCGTTGAGGTCCACCAGGTACTCCTGGCAGAAGCGCTCATGCCGCTCGTTCTTCAGTTTGCCCATGCGCCGCTCCTTTCGTTAAATCCAGTTCTTGTAGTCGTCCTTGGTCGCTGCGTAGAAGGGGATAAACCTGGGTGTGAACTCGCTGATCACGCCGTCCTCCCGCAGCTTCAGTTCCACGATGACACCGCCCATGTGGGCGCTTAAGCCCTTCCCGCGCATGAACACCGTCTGCGCCGCGGTGGTCCCGCACAGCAGGCTGTGAATGCTGCGGTACTCCATGTACATCATCTTGTGATAGTGCCCGATGGCCATGATGCTGGGCTTCTCGCCGCCGGAGAGCGCCTCGATGATCTTCTGCGGCTTGTAGCTCATCGCGTAGGCGCTGCCGTCCTGCGGGTGCCGCAGCTCCAGGGTGCAGCCGGGGCTGAGCTGGATAATGGCCGACATGTAGCCGGCGTAGACCAGGTCCTCGCGCTGTGCGGCGATCTGGCGCCCGATGTCCAGGCCAAGGGTCTTCACAAAGGAATAGTCGTGGTTGCCGGTGATGAAGGTGGTCGTAATGCCGGGCCGGCTCGGGTACACCTTCACCGCGTGCTCCGCCTGGGCGTCCGCGCCGTGCATGTAGATTTCGTACTCGTGCCCCGGCCGCATCTTCTCGCCGTCGGTCAGGTCGCCGGCGTGGTAGACGTCGGTGATGCCCTCCAGCTCAAACTTGTCGTACAGGTGGTGCAGCAGCGTCAGCTGGGTGTCGACGCCGCCGATGTGCGTGTCAGACACCAGGCCGAAGCGGACGGTCTTCTCCCCGCCCCAGGGCTTCACCACCCAGTTGTCCGTCGGCGGCAGGATTTTGCTCAGGCTGTGCACGCCCTGCTTTTCCTGCAGGTTGTAGCCCTGCTCCCGGATGTCCTGGATCATCGCCTCGGCCACCCGGGGGGATACGCCCATCTGCCCGCTGATGTCCTGGATGCTCCCGCCGCGGCCCAGCAGCTGCAGCAGTTTGTCCGCCGATGCCTCGCCCGTCGGCTGCGGTTTCCTGCCGTTCCCGGCCGGCGCGGGCCGTTGCTTGCCGTTCCCGGGTGATTCGGGCCCTTCCTTGCCGTTCCCGGCCGTTTCCGCCCCGGCAAGCCCGCACAGGCGCTCGTTTGCCAGCGCGTTGCGGCAGCGCGTCCGCACCTGGACGAGATCCAGATGCCCGAATTCCTCCGGGTGCTCCCGCTGCATGCGCACGGACAGTTCCGCCCAGGTCAGCCCGGAATCCTTCAGTTCCTTCACCTTCCGGCGGATGTCTTCCGGAATCCTCGGCCCCGTCATCAGCTGTCCCCGCCTTCATCGTCTCCCGCTTCCAGCAGCGCCGGGTTGTCTTCCAGCAGCTGGTACAGCTGGTGCGCCAGGCCGTCCACCAGGCGCTCGTCCTGGTTGGCCTCGGTTAAGCCGAGGGCTTCCAGCATCCCGTGGAGGCACTCATGCAGAAAGGTGATTTTCGCGTAGTCGGTGTCCGCGTCCACCACGGTTATCACCTGCTCGCGGTAGCTGATGAGGCCCTCACGCTGCTCGCCCAGCAGGCTGGGCGGCACCCTGCTCACCGCGTACGGCAGCCCGCCGATGTGAACCGTGTCAGGAATCGTCATGCGGCCTCCTGTCGTTTAATGTGAAATTGTTGACCCCAGCCCCACCACACTGCGGTCCTTGCGCTCAACGCGCCCCGCCGGCGCGGGGGAGCCCCGCGCGGCACACACACATTTATCAACGGAAAAGAGCCCGGCGCACCCGCCCGGCTCTTGCGACTCTAAGGTATCACATCTTTTCGTCAAATGATACTTGTTTTTACTTGACTGTTTTTATAAAGCCCCTCGAAGGCTTCAATCGCCTGTGCCTTTAACCGGCCTTCCACCCAGTTTTGCGCGTACCCCATCAGGTCGGCAATCGTTGACCACTTGAGGTTATCAAGGTATCTGTAGGTCAGTACAGCCCGGTGCCTGGTGTCCGGCAGTCGATTGATTAAATCCGTCGCCTGGCGTTTCAAGTCCACCAGCATGTCGATGCGCTGGTTGATCATCTGCTGGTAGTTCTCCATCTTCCGCGCCAGCTCCTCCACCGAGATAAGGTCCGCCAACTGCACGGCGATGTCCTCGGTCTTGCTTCCGACAGCATGCTGCACGCGGTTGCCCGAAAGGTTGGCGCCAAAGCTCGCCGCCTTCTCCAGCAGGTCCTGCCGGCGGCCCTCCATCCGCACGCGGGAGGTGTCCAGCGCCGTGATCTCATAATCCAGGTAGCGGATGGAACTTAAAAACTGTTCTCCTGTCATGCCGCGGATTCCCTCGCTTTCGTAATGCGCGCCTTGAGCGCCTCAAGCAGCTCTTCCTGGAGGCCGTCTTTCTTCTCCAGCGCCCGTGCCACCGCCTCGTCCATCCCGCCCTGCGCCAGCAGCCGGTGCACGATCACGGGGTGCTCCTGCCCCTGCCGGTGCAGCCTGGCGTTGGCCTGCAGGTACAGCTCCAGGCTCCAGGTCAGGGTGAACCAGATGATGTGGTGTCCGCCCTGCTGGAGGTTCAGGCCGTAGGCACAGCTGGCGGGATGCGCCATCAGGATGTCCAGCTTCCCCGCGTTCCAGTCCTCCGCGTCCTGGGCGCCCTGGTACACGCGCACCCGCAGGCGTGGGTTCAACTTTCTCAAGGCTGCCTGCAGACGCGGCACCTCGTGCTGATAGCCGTAGAACAGCAGTGCGGGCTCGCCGCCCAGCCCCTCGATGAGCTCGCCCAGCGCGTCCAGCTTGGCGTCGTGTACCGGCACCGCGGTTCCGTCCCCTGTGTAGGCGGCGCCGCTGCACAGCTGCAGCAGCTTGTTGGTCAGCACCGCGGCGCTGGCGGCGGTAATGGTGTTCTCGCCCAGGGTGAGCAGCATGTCCCGCTCCATCACGCGGTAGGCGGCGGTCGCTCGGGGGTCCAGCTGCACCGGGATATCGTCGGTGATCAGCGCCGGCATTGCGAGGTAATCCGCGGCGGACAGGCTGATGGTCAGGTCACGGATCTTCTCCCGGACGGTCTCCTCCGCGCCGGGCAGCGGTTTGTACACATGCTTGTAGGGGTTGAAGGAGAAGTAGGCTTCGCGGTACGCGGTGACGGTCTTGCCCAGTCGCTCCCCGCGGTCCAGCAGGTAGATCTGGCTCCACAGGTCCCCGATGCCGTTGGGCGCGGGGGTGCCGGTCAGGCCGACGACGCGGGAGATGGCCGGCAGGCGGGACTTGAGGGCCTTGAAGCGCCGGGCCTGCGGGTTCTTGAAGCTCGTCAGCTCAT